TTGGTTGCTGAATCATCGTCTTGGATGGTCCAGACATATCGTGGCGTTTGGAAGATTCGTAATAACGTTCCGTGTAGCCGTTTGGAAGATCTGGATATGTTGGTTCGAGTGCGCGAAACTGCTCGAGCGTAAGACGCACTTGATTGTTTATGTTTACGATATTTTGTTTTTGATGTAAAAACATAATTACTCCGGTAATCCTTCGGGTGGAAGGTAAACCAACAACGGATCTCCACCAATGATTCGATTACCTAACGAGGTATCGACTTGAACTGTTCCTTCGAGATCCACTCCAAGAGCTGTTGTATTGGCTTGCTGTTTTTGCGCAGTCGCACCCACAAATACGGTACTGTTTTTAAATACAGCAAAATTTCCGCTGGTAAGCGAAGCTGTTCCACCAGCATATCCAGTCACAGACGACTCGAAAAAGCTTCCAACCGAAGCGTCCGAAACGTATAGTCCGTATGCTTGACCTGTATATGAACCATAGATTCCGCCGTTTATTTCCGATTTATTAAAGTTGAAAGTAGAAGCATTTGCACTAACTACACCATATCTTGTATCGGATATTTTTGCGTTGGATATGTCTATGTGGCTAGTTTCCACTTGAAAACCGCGCACACAGCTTATAACTTCAAACGAGCTTCCGGTAGATCCAGAAATTCCTTGACAGACGAGCTGACTGTTGTTTCTGACTGTAACACCCGATACGCTGGCATCTTTTATTAAAACTTTATCGGTAAAGCGTATGGTACTACGACCTTCAGCATAAACACCTGTTTTACAATTGTTGAAATTTGGCATTTTTAAACCTTAAAAGAGAGTATCGGTTGTATCTCCGATGTGGCTGCGATCGCTCACAATACCATAATTCAAATCGGTAAACCAGCAGCGATCGCTGAAAGTTGCAACCGCACCGTTCTTGAGATACACACCAACACCAGTTGAACCTGCCTGCCACCCCGTGAACACTATATCAAGATTTGCTGTAGCACCTGTCATACCAAATGCAACTGTTTTGAATGGTGAATTGAGAGTCCAGATGGAACTTGGTACAACACCCGATGTGCCACCAGTCAAGCTAAACACCAAGTCGGCTACTTTAATAGAACCTGTGGTGCTGGCAACTGTTCCTGCAATCGAAGTTGTTCCAGTTGCACCAGAATATTTATTGAGTACAGTTACATCAAATACATATCCGGTGCTTCCGGTTGCAGCCAACACGCGATGTGCGCCTCGCAAGAAATTCGAATTAACGTTATTGTCGAATATCAAATAGTCATTTGCATAAATCGGAGTCACAGTTGATGCTGTTTTGATGCAGCGGAAACCAACGTAATAAGCACCGGCAGATCCTGTAACACTAAAGTTACCGCTTATAGACTCCACAAAATTTGTTAATGTATTATCGGGATAAACATTTACTTTTCCGGGAATATCCGAGAAAATAGAATCGGCAAGTGTTATGGTTTTGTTTACATTGTATGTTCCATATTGAAATTGGAAGTTCAAAGAGCCATTTGTTCCGACAAAATAAGTTTGAGCATCAGATGTAAGCGTAACATCTGAAGATAATCCTGTATTATCGTATGGATGCAATGCGTAGAAATTAGAATAATTTTGTTGCAGATCTGAAATATTTGATATTTCAGAATTTGTCGATGACATCAATGGTTGAAATACACCGCTGCTCAGTAACAATACGGTTCCTGTTACTCCAGATGCGTTTCGCGATGATTCGCGAAGCTCGTAAGGAGTGTATTCACTTTCGGAAGATCCGGCTGTTACAGTTATTGTATACATGTAAAGTGCCGAACCATTAGAATAATTTACTACATCATTTGAATTATATCCTTCTTGATATACCCATTCACCCCGGAAATTTATTCCAGTTGCGCCCCTCGCACCGGTACTTCCTGTTGCACCTGTTGTTCCTGTGGCACCTGTGGATCCAGTTGGTCCTGTAGATCCTGTTGGACCGGTTGGACCAACACTACCGGTAGAACCAGTAGGACCTATTGAACCAGTTGGACCAGCTTCACCTTGAATACCGCGTGGACCGGCAGGTCCTACTTCATAAGTTGTTCCGCGAAACGGAAGGTAGCGTATAATCCAATTGGTGCTTAAATATGGAGGAATATTGTCGTGACCGTAAGCGGAAACACTATTTTCATCGCTGAGAATACCGGTAGATGCATCTCGCAATTCGGATACGGGTATACCCTTCAGTGTTTGTGATGCAGAAGTCACTCCAGGAAGTGACGTAGATCCGTTACCTGTAACTCCGATTACGTGTTTGTGTGGTGGTAATTGATTTGCTGCAAGTGCAACTTCTTCCGCACCTCCAGCAAAACCAATAGGACGATTGGTTAGATTTATAAATCCTGTTTGACCACCACCGATTACAGTTCGTCCGCGAAGATCGGGAATAAAAAATTTATTGGAAGAAGTTGAACCTATATTTTCAAACGAGTGTACTTCAACATAAGTTGGTGTTGTTGTGAGTCCACTACCAGCAAGTTGCGTATAAATTATAGAAAATTGACACGTATTGGATCCACTGGAGCATGCAGTTACAGATATAACATGTTTATCGGTAAACGCGTCGCTTGGATCTGTTCGTTGTGGCCACTGAAGAAGAAAACGATCGCCATTTTCAAAAAGGTGATTTCTAGATGTAGCATCACCTGCGTCTTGGAAAGTTATGCTACCGGTAACACCGTTACCTGTAATAGAAACTACAATGTAATATTGATCGTTCAATACATCTTCAAGTTGACCCCAGCTGGTTTCTGTGTCTTCTCCTTTGTCGAGCGCATCGCCATTACACAAACGCCAGTTTGTTGGAACTTGATCGTATGCGCCAGCAAAAGGAACTATCGAACCGATTGGTGTTGCTATGCTGGTTCCGACTGGATCCGAAACCAATGATGGTAATACTATTGCTTGGTTACTCGTCAATCCAATTAAAAATGGATTGACGTAACTGTTTCCACCAGATGGTCCTGATGCAGTTGCCGCACCGGATACACCATCACTTACATAAAACAATCCACCCGAACTATAAAGATTGTAAGCTGGATCGAGCGAAAGTTTTCCGGAAATTACCAATACAAAACTAGAAGCATCTGCAGTTTCAACAACACCAACCGTGTTGGCTCGAGCTAGAGTTGTGGCTAAAGCGCGATCGTAAGTGCCGTCTGTTTTACGATAAAGTACTGTTCCTGGAGTAAAGTCGTTGCTTTGAGTAACAGTCAATCTGATTGATTGACCATCTCCAGCAGCTGTTCCGCCACCAGTTACCGATAAACCGCTAAGTACTACATCCAGTGCGCTAAATGCCATCTTTGTTTCCTTAACCTTCGCCGTTCATGATTGCTTCTACAGCAAACTTATGATTGGCTTCGATGCGTTGTCTTTGATCTTCTGGAAATTTATTTTCGCCTAGCAAGCGATCTCCTACAAGTTTTGCTTCTTTGTAATGTCCGCTCCAGTATGCGGCAATACAGAATTCATCAAGAATACTCCATTCGTAAACCGGCTGACTCACAAATAATGCACCCTCGGGAAGACGAATTTTAAGAGCTTGTTTTGCAAAAATATAAGCTTGATCAAAACGGCAAGCCATTCTGCATATACGAGCAGCAGCCCAGAGCGATTCTGCGCGCCAAGGATTCACTTGATACGCCTGGAAGTATACTTTCACGATATCATCGATAGAGTGATTTAAAATTTCTTTGAGTCTACCTACCTGGAACAAACTGTAAAAAACTTCTTCATTCCAACCACCAAGTTCAGCGCGTTTGAGATATGCATCATGAGCTTTTTGCCATTGCTGGCTATCGCGATACGATTGAGCAAGATAAAAGTTGTAACGATTAAAGTCTTTTTCATCAACTGGACCCTTGAGAGCTTCTTCAAAAGTTACTGCATCACGAGCGTACTTATCTGGGGTCTTGCTACGTGCACCATCTTGGATTGGTCTGTTTAATATACCTTTTGCAAAATCGCGCGATTCGATTGGATCATGACAATCTACATATTCGTGTAACACGCCTCGATAATAAAAACGTTTACGATTTGCTGTCAATTGAGGACGGTGATATTTGATACCACCGTAAAAAGCAAATACATTGTACAAGTCGGTAGTTAAACTGTCTTTGAACTTTTCTGGATCAAAATTGCCATCATATTCCATTATCTCGTCGGCATCAATCATGATTGTATAATCACCCATGGGTCTGGCGGCTTCAAGAGCTTCGCTGCGACTTTCACCGAAACCTTTCCATGTGCTTTGCACAAGCTTTCCTTGAATACCAACATTTTCAAAAAACTTTTCAATTTTTTCTTGAGTTCCGTCTGTGCTTCCAGTATCGACGATACACCAAGTGTCAATCAATGGAAGCATAGATGCTAAGCATCGTTCAATAACATGTGCTTCATTTTTGACGATCATCGACAATACCAATTTGTTCTTTGCCATTATAACCCTTTCATAATTAAGAAGATCTGCTGTTATTTATTAGAATTTTCAACATGTCTTTTATATCGTTGACATTGTTTTCTAATTTTTCAATGCGTTCGTGCATGTCGCTAATTCGAGATATATTTAGTTCTCTTTTTTGGCTTTCTAAAAAAGCTTTTTTCTGTGCCAAGCTGGTTGCAACAATAGCATTGCTGCCAGTGTCGCGAACTAGACCAGGTTCGTTTTGAACTTTTAAATATTTTGGTTTGATTGGGTTCATGTGGCAATCACCTTGAAATCTTTGAACGCCGGAACAACAGTGTTGGTATAATCACCATACATCACAACTTTAACTTGAAATTTTCTAAATTCCTGCTGTCCAGTCATTCCCGATGTACGAGAAGTAGATGTTCCACCTCTGGTGAATCTCAAATCAACATAGTCGTCTTCTCCGACAGAAAGATATTGAGAAGTAACTCCATACGAATTTGCATACGAAGGATGAATAGTTAATTTTTCGTATGGCACATCATCAAAACGAGTGTTGTCAGTCTTGGCTTGAGACTTCAAGTAAACACCAATATCACTACCACGAGGAAGTCTTGCAGTCAAATAAACATCAACATTTGTAGATTCAAAACCATCTTGAAGATTTATTTGGCGACTGATGTAGCGCATCGGTGAAACTTCACCGTTGGTAATACCAGCAATCGATGGTAAACCCTCATAAATTTCTTGTGTTGCCTGGTCATTAAAGCTCAAAATTAAATTCTGAATATAAAGACCGCTAATTCTTTGCAAATCTAAAGCAGGCGTTACAGAGTTATTTTCAGTAGAAAGATTTATTGCGGCTGTGATTAAATCGGTACCAACATTCTTAATATCTTTTTTGTATGCAAAAATAAGATTTTCATTTTGAAGGATACTAATTGGACCTTGACCGTCACCCTCAAAGTCTACAGTTGCAGATACAGAAGTGGACGGTGGTGCAATATAAGTAGTGTTCAAGCGGAACAAATTTGCTCCGTTACTTAATCCTGGAGATCCAGAATCAAAATTTGTTTCGGTGAAATTGAAGTAAACTGTGCCACCAGATGTATCAAATACGCACTTGTGTATGGTAAATTTCAAATCGAGCATCTGTTCGGGTGTCCATGTGCTCGAGTTTTGTGATTTGAAGAAAGAACCACCGTACGGTTGCGTGGCAATAATTTCTTCGGTTATAGTATCGTTTTGACCTACTTCGCTCACGAATACTTCGTATTCGTTGCTATTGCTCAAAAGAACCATCGAATATTCGCCGGGTTGCAAGTAAATTGGGCTATCGAATTGGAAAGTTGTTGAAGAACTACCATCATCCGAAATATTAACATCCGATGGTAATTTTATAACTTCGCTGAATGGTATGATTATACCTGAACTTGGATATCCATTTACGGCAGGTCTTAACTGCAAAGTTATTGGAAGATTCGAAGACTTGGTTTTAAAGAATACTTCTACTTTGCTTATGTACAAACCGTTTGGATTTGCAACTGGATCCACAAGGAACGTTTGGGCAACAGGATCCACATATTCTGAACGTGTGTCTGTTACTATTGTATTATTAAAAATTCTATCTTCGGTAACAGATTCTCTTCTAATTACCAAGTTTCTTGTAGAAAGAACTGTATTTTCTTCGGTCTGTATCAAACCCTGTGCGCGGAAAGAATCTTCGGCAGTGGTTGTGCAGTTTGAGAGAACATTCGAAGAGTCGTCTATCAAGCGCAACAAACGCTCGCCTGTTCGGAAAGTTCCGGACGGCACACCAAACGTAATTCCTTGAGAATATCCGACTCTTCCATTAACGTCGGTGAATATGGCACCACCAGAAGTACCATTAACAGCAACGTATTGTGAAACGTCTTGATTGTCAAAGAACGGATATACTCTAACGTTTGGTCGCATACCATCGGCTTTTATATTGATGTTAACAGCACGCATGAATGGTACAATACTTACGTCTACGATTCGACTACCGATACTTTGTGTGGTTGTTTCTGGTACCAATCGAGTACGCGTACCAGTTCTGGTTTGAACTGTTTCTTGTGCAGCCTCCAAACCATAATCAACGCGTTGAACCAGACCTCTTGTTGTTCCTGGACGCAACACACTGTGAGGTGGGGTTCTGCCAATTTCACGCCAAACACCGGTTGAAACTGGAGTTCCTGCCCAAGTTGTTTCCCAGTTGTTCCACACAGTTCCAAAGTCAACTTCCGCTAAATCTCCAACACCATCGTTTTGACCGTTGACGTTCACAACAACATCCGGAAGTGTTTGTGTATCAATCCAGTCATCCGACTGAGGAGTCATAGTCAAACGTCCATTGAAGTTTGTTACATCAAATGGATTGACGTTAATAGCTTTGGATGCAAAACGTTGTTGTATGAAAACGTCGGTTGTATAGTTGCATGTTAACAAACCGTTTGAATTGAAGGTAAGTCCGGAAGGAATGCTTCCACTCAATCCAAAATCAACATATTTTGTTGTGAAACGTGGTCTGGCTTCCAAACGAACAGGATCGATTGCACAAAGATGGTCTCGATTCAAATAATCGGAATTTGTTCTAGAATCAAAATTATCTACAAATATGCCGTTCTTGAATTTATTAAGACCATTTTCATCTTGAATTTCTAAAGATTTGGCTTCTTTTTCTGCCAAACTCAAAGTAGTATAGTACTCTAAACGATCAATTCTCTTTTCAAGAGAACCAATATCACGCATTGTGTATCTGCGATTCTTAACAATAAATTTAGTAGTATCGGTCGAAGATTTGGTGTATGGAAGATATGTTATGGATGCTAAGGTCATCGCATCTGGAACATCTTGCGGTTCGGGTGCTTGATCGTTACCGGATATTCCTTGTATAATCTTAAATTGTTTGTCGCGTGTAAGTACAATTTTATCGGTTCTTGGTTGATAATAACTCCAAGCGATATCAAAAGAATTACCAATCAAATTACAACCACCGGTTGCTCCATAATCTTGAGGATATGATGTTATACCAAAAGAAGATGGAGTTATACGATCTGGACGCGCGTCCAAACACCCACCAAGAGAAATAACTTTTCTAGAACCAGATTCTTCAATATAAACTGGTATTTGCTTGTATGCCGCACCAGTTCCACTCACCATAGTCGAAGGATCACCATAAGAGTTGAGCAAATACGGAGCGGATGATGCTGGGTGATTGTAACGCTTGAATGTAACACTGACACCGGTAACACCAGCCGAAAAATAATTTTTCTTCAACACAATTCTCGACCAATCATAAATGCTGTCGCGTTGACCTGTATCAAGAGTGAAATAATCATTCATAGAGAAAGAGCTACCGCCGGTGTTGCCAGTAATAGAAATTATTTCATATACGTCAACTCTACCATTTAAATATGCGTATTTCTCATATGAATTAGAAACCATCGAAACACTTAAAGATTCGGTTGTAGATGTTTTGGTTCTAAAGAATGGATTGTTGGTGCTGCTTTCAGAAATGTCCATGTTTACAAAAACAACAGCTGTTCCACCTGAACCAGCAGTTATACTAAAACTTTGTGCACCGAAAGCACCACTCAAATATAAGCTTACAGGAGTACCAGTCAAGCTAAAAGCTTTTACATCATTAAACGAAGTAAAGTCCATCCAACTTCCACTAGAAAATTCCGTACCTGTATCAAAATCAGTTACGCTTACTAATGTTGGAGAAGAAGTACTAAGATTAAATTGCGCAGAACGTTGAATGTTGATGCTATGAGATATAATTTCTCTTACCGCATAACTAGAAATATCATTCGAGAGAGGGAACAGTAAGCTAGAGTAACTAGCGTCGTTTACGTTGAGAGTGTTATTAGAAAAATTAAAAATATGCTGATCGCTTGCTGTATATCCTGGGAGGAACATTCTTTGTGCGGCTGATGCTGTGTAGCCGGAATCCATCAAAATGTCATAAAGATGCAACTTGGTTCCAGAATATTCTACAGCATCAAATTTACCCAATCGAGCTGTACCGACTTTAGAAAATTCTCCTGTTGTTCCAGAACTCAGATAAAAAAGTGAAGATCCATTAAAATCGATCAAATTAAATATATTAGCAGTCAAACTTGAGTTATTCGTAACATTTACGGTATTTCCTACAACAAATGGAACTTGCTGTTGCGAATCTAATGTTTTAACTGTTCTTGCTTTATCGGCAGTTAAAGATTTGGTGCCTTGATTTATAAATTCGTACCCAAAAATATATGCTTTACCTTTGCCGATGTTGATTTTTAACTGATTTTCATAAGCATCAGCAGTCATATCAGAAACAGATATTTGAAAGTCTTCTACGGTATAATTGCCCGATTCATCGTAAGTTCTTCTGGCTAATGTATCAGCTAAGACATTATATTCTGGATAATTTGTTTTGTATGTGACTTCATCGTTTTCGATTTTTAATAATTGATAATCAGCTGTCGATGATATTGGAGCATGAGACAAATCCAAATCAAGACGATAACGATCCGCACCTGGCGCGGCGTAATTGTAAGAACCAAAAGCTGGATCGTTTAAAGAAGTATCATCGGTAGCAGTTACAATTGTATTTGTAACATCAAATTTTACAACCGAATAAAGATTGTTAAATTTTCTGTATGAGTCGGCTGTAGAGTTGCCAGTTATAGTATACGGAGTAGTTTTTTGTTTATCATGATTGACAAAATAACCTTTAATATATCTAACTCCAGCATCAACACCTACAAATTTTGCATCACCAAATGCTGGCAGAGAGTTAGGAGCATCAGTGTAAAAATTATAAGTTGAAGTGCCTCCAGTAATAGTAGCACTTATTGTAGTTCCTTCGAAAACAGCACTAATTGTATCGCCTAAAGCAAAACCGGTTGCACCATAAAGATATTCGCTAAAAAACAGCAAAGAAGATGTATCTTTGTTGGACCCGCTCAATCCAGCAAGCGTATCGATAACTCGAATTGTGTTTTTACCCGAAACTGCGGCAGTCAAACCATCAAAATCCGAAACAGAAACGCCTGCATATCCGGTCAAAGAATCAATACGAACAAACTGAGTATCATTTACAACAACTTGGCTTTCGGATACGATACTACCATCTTTAAATACATGATCTCCAAATCTTTTTATTTGATTTTGAAGAATAGTTTGTGATTGTGTGAGTTCGCGAGCTTGAACGGCATAACCGGGCTTGTACAAAACCCTTAAAAACTTTTTAGTGTCGTCATAATCGTCATAATAAGGATCGACATTAAATACATCTGGATCGTAAGCCATCTATTTCTCCCTTA